TTTTTTTCAAGCAGAAGACGGCATACGAGATTAGCTGCAGTCTCGTGGGCTCGGAGATGTGTATAAGAGACAGGTAATGTACTTAGAATTTAATGAAGTTGATAGTACAAGCGATAAAGGAAAACTTTACTTTGGACATGCTTTTCATACTTTGACAAAAAGGTATGCTTCGGAGTTTTGTTTATCTCGTGAATATGATTTAAAAAAAGCCTTAGAGCTTAAAAACCAAGGATGGAAAGAAGAGGTTGTCTATAAATGAGCGTATTTGAAACCTTAAGTGTCATCAATGTCAATGATAAAAAGAGTAAAAAGAATAACCTTGATTATTTGAGTTGGGCATTTGCTTGGGCAGAAGTAAAAAAAGTATATCCTGAATCAACAAACAAGATTTATAAGAATAAAGATGATTGGAATTATCACACAGACGGTCGTACAGCTTGGGTTGAGGTTGGAGTTACTATCAAGGGGTTAGAACATATTGAAAATTTACCAGTAATGGACTATCGTAACCAGTCAATTCCGCTTGAAAAAATTACTTCAATGGACGTGAATAAAGCAATTCAACGCTGTTTAGTAAAAGCAATCGCAAGGCACGGTTTAGGTTTATATATCTATATGAATGAAGATTTGCCTGACTTGACAGAAGAGCAGAAAGAACTTGAAGCTGAAAAACAACGACTTAGAGAGATTCAACCACTTATCAAACGAGCTGAACAACTAGGATACCAAAATATTGACAGCTTAAAAAATAAGACTAAAAAAGAAATTACCGACATCATGACGATTTGGTTAGCACAGCAAGAAGCAGAAAAAGGAAAATAAAAATGGCAATCATTACAGTAACAGCACAAGCGAACGAAAAAAATACACGTACAGTAAACACTTCTAAAGGAGATAAGAAAATTATTTCAGTTCCTTTATTTGAAAAAGAAAAGGGATCTAGCGTAAAAGTTGCGTACGGTTCGGCTTTCTTGCCTGACTTCATTCAATTAGGCGACACCGTAACGGTCAGCGGTCGTGTACAAGCTAAGGAATCAGGCGAATACGTAAACTATAACTTTGTTTTTCCTACGGTTGAAAAAGTATTTATCCCTAATGATAATAGTAGTCAATCACAAGCTAAACAAGACTTATTTGGGAAATCTGAACCAATTGAAGTTAACACGGAGGATCTCCCTTTTTGATTATGGAAGAAATATACAAAGATATACAAGGATTTGAGGGGTATGAGGTTTCGAATAAAGGAAACGTAAGGACTAAAATTGGTAAAAAGACAATAAGAAGTGACGGACGAGTTAGAATTTGGAACCAAAGGGTCTTAAAACCTCAAATAAACCCAAAAGGATATTACGTAGTTAAACTTTATAAAAATGGAAAACAATATACAAAAACTATACATAGACTTTTGATGATTGCTTTCTATCCCGAAAATGTAAAAGATACAGTTAATCATATCGACGGAAATAAGAAAAATAACAATATAGATAATTTAGAGTGGTGTACATATAGCGAAAATATGTTACACGCTTTAGATACAGGTTTAAATAACTGTTCGCAAGGTGTTGACCTGATAAAAGATGGAGAAATAAAACATTTTCGTTCGTTATCTTTAGCCAGTATTTTCTTAGGGCATAATGTTGGATATCTAAGTGGAGAAATTAAAAAAGGGAAGAAAAATGTAAAAGGTTATGAAATTATATGTACACAGCGGAAGAAAAAGAACAAATAATCGACATCGTGGATAAGATGAGCTTACTTAAACAAGACTTTGACGGAGCTTTCGCTTGGATCAAGGAAAATGTATCAATGCCATTTGACTTTGATGGAGAACAGCAATTTATATCAGACTTGAAACAACTAGTTAAAATTAATGCTTTGAAGTTTGGTAAAATATATGAGGGAGTATTAAATTGACAACATTACGAGAACTGCACAAAAAACTTAAAATCAAGCAGACACTTGATAACTATGTACGCAATACAAATAAAAAATACAAGCATAATCTTGTCCCTGATGAAATTCTTGGCGAGGGAATGGCTAAATTAATCGAACTTAACACACAAGGTAAACTTGGACGACATGCACAGCAAATTGCTTACATCAACCATAACTTGAGCTTACAGCGCCAAAAGGAACAACTTGAACAAGCTAACGAACGACTTGCTAAACGTGCTGAGAAGGCCCAAAAATTGCTTGACACGGAACTTTTGAAAGATAGTTACATCGAAACCCTTGAAATGTTTAGTAAATACCATTCAGCAAAATATAATATGTGGGACGAACCAGAAACTCCAACTAAAGTGATTGAGTTCATGGAAAAGAACGGAGTAAAACAAGGTAAATGGCTACGTCCTGAAGGAGTTGACGCTTGGTTCAAAGAACGAATCATCTGGTTCAAGAATAAATTGAAAGAAAAATAACATCATATAAGACTTTAGGCTTTACAGCTTAGAGTTTTTTTGATATAATTATACATATAGTTAAGGAAAGAGGTAAAAACAATGGAATTAGTAGAATGCCAAACCTGTGGGGCTCACTCAATGACTAATGGTAAATGTGATTATTGCGGAAATCGATATGAAGTAAACGAAGACAAATTAATTTACGATAATTCAATAGAAGATGATTCGTCATTAGATGAGGATATAACTTTTGAAAATACTAAAATAGGTAAATTAATACTTAAAATCATGATCTATACTTTAGTTTCTATCGTTTGGTTTGCGGTAACTGTATTTATACCTCCGCTATTTATAATAACAATTGTTTTATTAGTAGTTTATGGCGCTTATTGCTTGACAATTAAAAGAAAATAGCTTATAATAGCATATATGAGTAAAGGAGAAACAAATGGATATTGTAAACAAAAAAGTTGAAAAACTCCAAGAAGAACTAGAGAGTTGTATTAAAACATTGATTGAAGCGAGCGCAGCAGCAAATATCACTCAAGATATTGTTGTTGGAAACCTTGTAGACAGAAAGCTTGCGGACCTAGCTAAAACCAATAAACTTGCAGTTGATTATATCGAAAAAGTGACTGGAAAGGATATTGATGTTGTAATGGCCGAGAATGTAGCACTTGAAGAAGAGGAATAATGAAAAGAAAATATTTTAATGACAAAAGATATTGCCACTGCTTCGATGTACCAACGAGTGACGGCTTAGGAGTTTGCAAAGATTGCAGGGGGTATACAAACATCTGTTATAGTTGCGATCGCTGTTTACATTGCTGGTGTACATCGCAGATTGAACTGTTTACCGAATATAATGAACCTGAATTACTGGAACTTATAGAAAAATGGAATAAATTATATCAAACTAGAAAGACAAGTAATAGTTAATTCTTGACAAAGTAAAAGCAATTTGATAGAATGTAATTATGAAAGAGGTGAAGAGATGACAACCGAAGAAATAGTGCAAAACTATCAAGTGAAATTGTTAAAGATTATATTTAAAGAGATTGATAGTCTGATGAAGAAAAAAGAAAAGGCAGATATCAATGCACATAAACTTGCTGAAACTAGCAATACAGTGAACACATCAGCTTATTGGAAATCAGTAGGAAATGCAGAGTTTTACATTAAAGAGGTGTATGAAAAGTTGAGTGCTTTAGCAGAAATTGATAGGCTTTTTCATTGGTCAAGTCGTTTACATCAAGAACAATTAGAATTTGTTAGTAAATACCCTAAAGTAATGGAAAAATATAGACAATCAAATTAAGGAGAACAAAATGAAAGATACAGTAAAAACTTTAACAATTGTTGCAGGTGTCAGCTTTGCATTTATAGCTGTTGCATGGCTGACTATGCTTGCAATATTGAGTATTACATGGCTTGGAGGAATCATCTGATGAACTTAAAAGAGAATCGACACTATACCAATGAATACGGTATAGAACTCAATGAATACTTACAACACACTTTTGATTACGAAGAACTTAAAGGCTGGTATACAATGCAAGTATTAAAGTATTTAGTGAGAGCTGGCAAGAAAGAGGGCGAGAGCTATGACAAAGATAGAAATAAGGCTTTAGACTATGCAAATGAACTTGCTAACATAATCAACATAAATAAGCTTACAGAGTTTATTACTGGAGATATTATGGCTGATATGCAAGCTATGGCTGATGATTTCAAGGAATGGAAAGGCGAATAAAATGACAGAAAAAATTATTATCTCTAAAGAGTTGAACGAATGGCTAGAAGAACACCAAACGTTAGATACTGATGATACAATATATAGCAAACGTTTTGGCAGAGAAATTTTCAACAAATTGTATAAAGAAGTAGAAGTTAGTAATACAAAGAAGTATGAAAATATTTTAGAAGTATTTGGCTTAAGTGGATATACCAAAGAAGCTCACTTATGGTTATTATTGAACCGTGATAAATGGGAAGTAGAACAAGATGAACTATTTTATATCTGTGTCCCAGAACCTGATAACGTTAATGCTTGGCTAACTAAAGGCAGAGGTATGGAGTTCTTTCTTCATACTCCTAATAATGAACGTTTCAAATGGACGCAAGAAGAAATTGATAAACACGAAATAGCTAGGCATTTACAACACTTTAAAAAGAAAGTAGAAAAATAAAGTTAAAAATAAAGTTTGTGCTTTACAGTATGAACTTTTTTTGATACAATTAGTATTATAGAAATAAAGGAGATAGAAATGGAAAAATACAACGTTAAATTGATGAACAATAAAAAAGGATATTTAAACTCTTTTAAAAACGAGCTAGGGGAAAAGTTCCTATTCCTAGGGTTTAAAGAAGAGAGAAATAACTTCAAGTCAGAGTTCACAAAAGAAGAAATTAAAGAGATTGATGAAAGATACTTGGAATTTATTGAAGAGGTCTAAAGTTAATTCTTGACAAACATAAAGTAATTTGATACTATTGTCTTATAGAAAGGTGGTTAAATAATGGCAATGCGAAAGGATAGGGAAATAGTAGCTTATAACCCTATTACAGAAGAAGAGCTACACTTTAGTTGTAAAGCTCAATGTGCTAAGTATTTCGGACTTAAAGCCAGTACAGTCGTCAAGTGGTTCGATATTGGTAGACCTATAATTGAACTGCTTAGAGAGCAAGATAATAAGCAAGTAGCAATTGAAAAACAAGACAAGCTAAAAGGTTTTGAATTATTTACGATAAAGGAGTGGAATGGTTTCAACTAGACAAAGGTTAATACATGTAAGCACACATCAATTAAGAGTATTTTTTAATAAGCACGCAACTCATAAAGGATTTAATCCAAGATTAGAATATAATGCAAGGAGAAAAGCTGGAATTAAAGACAGTTATTATTACTGCTGGGATTGTGCTGAAAGGATAAAAAAAGAAAATAAAATAGAAAGTTTTGGTAAATAATATGTGTAAGAAACGCAAATACACAAAAATGGGTGCTTTATATTCAATAGCAAATGCCCAGCATACTAAAAAGAACAAGAAAAATAAAAATGATAAGATACCAGTTAGAGCTTATTATTGCAAATGGTGCTCATGTTATCACTTATCAAGTCAGCAAAGATTAAACATTAAGACAGGAGTAATTGGATAATGAAAGATGAATTTACATACTACACAGTATCTTGGATATGGGAAAAAGAAATTAAATCACGTAAATTTTATAGCAAACATGAAGCAAAAAAGTGGTTTAATGCAGTAGAGAGTTCATTTCCAACACTTAAAAAGCATACTGAAATTATAGAGGTTATAGCATAATGACAAATGAAGAATTATATAATAGAATTACCAGTACGCTAAAAGAGCAAGGTATCGGAATAAATCAATTTGAATCAAAAGTTAAAGCCGAAACAGGTAAATATCCTAACCTAAAAATGACTAAATCACGTTTGAGTTTACCGAATACCGTAGCGTTTCCTTATCTGACTATGTTTTTTAATGATGATGAAATGCACGAGATTACACTTAAAAAAATTGATAGCGTAGGAAATAACGGAGAAGCGTTTGACTTACTAGATGAGATATTGTCTAGCCTAGAGCCAAGTAAAGAATATCTGTATAAGCAACGGTTAAAACGCAAAATGCAAAGAGAGGCAATGAAATGATTTTACACAAATACACGCGTAAGATTAATAGTTCAAAATATCCACGGTCAACAGCTCGAAAGTTTGCTAATGACTTGAACAAGAAAGACCCTTTTAATAATTATCTAGTGAGCTTTGAGTTAGGCTCTAAACGGTATATTATTGAAAAATTTGAAATTAGAGGAATGAAATAAATGGAATGCAAACATAAATGGGTAACAATTGAATGGGAGTCTGACGGTTGCGGTTGTTGTGGAGATTTGAGTGCAGTTTGTACAATATACCATGAAACGATAAATGACTACTTAAATTTTTGGGAAATAGAAAAACTAAATTTAGATGAAGATGAGGACGAGAAATAGATGAAGCGTTACTACATAGAAGAAGATGACAACGGAAAAGAGATTAAGCGAAAACTCACAACTTTTGATAATGATGATTTAACACAGCTTTCAGATGATGAACTGGAAACATTATATTATGAATCATCTGCTCAATTTTTAGCTAAAGCAATGCACTTCATGAAGATTGAAACTGAACTATTTTCTAGAAATAGTGTAACTGTAAGTGATGAATTTCTAGAACAAACTGGAAGTAACATTTTTGAAGCCATTAAGCAGGTAAGCAATTGAAATATAGAAAAGAGTATGGCATGAAATATGAAATTTGGTATAACGCAATAGACGGAGAATATTATAAAACAAGCGACACGCTAGAAGAAGCAAATAATGATTTTGCGTTTGTATTAACAATGTATAGGCTTGTTCCTTTATTTGACATGTGTTTATCTGAAATCAATACACAGGGCGATTATAAAGTTATTAAGTCATTTAAAAATATGAAAGTAAATAAAAAAGATATAGTTATGGCGAAAGCATATTATAATTCACGTAAAGGAGTGTAAAATGAAAAGAGAAGAAGCAAAAGACGCACAATTGTTTATATTAAGATTAATCGGAGACCATTTAGAACAAATGGCTGTACATGAATTGAAAATTAATTATGTTAATTCTAAAACTTCAATAGACTTATGGAACTATTATAAATCATGGAATGAAGAACTAGAACAATTATATAAACAAAATAGTTTTTATATCAGAAATGGCGAATATGATAAAGTTGAAACGCCAGAACGACAAGAACCGCCAAAATTTTAAGGAGAATAATTATCTTTATTTTAACAGACGACACAATTAGAAGTATCGCACTAATACAACAAGCTCATAAAAAGGCTGACAAGGGCTTTAATGATGTTGTGGCACAATTATATGAACAAGAGTTTAAAACGCAAGAGAAAGCGAAATATGAGCATATAAGGCAAGCTAAGGAGAAAGCACTTGAAGAACAACGAATTAGTGAAGAAAATCAACGAAGAGTTGAAGTTGAAAAACAAGCCGAATCTGACAGAATCTCAAGAGAACATGATAAGGCAACTGAACAACCTAACACCAAAAGGACGCAAGAAGTTAGCGGAGAAAATGAAAATGAGGGAGGTGTACCAAACACAGCAACTAGTGGTACTATTGGAAGCAATTGGTCTAGCGTAAGTCCAGAAATAGCAGCGAATTATATGGCAAGTAAGACAGGAGTAAGTGCTAGTAAATGGCTTGATGTTATTTATAAGGAGTCGAGTGGAAACCCTTATGTTACTAATCCGATTGGTTGCTACGGACTTCTTCAAATTAACCAAAATTCACATGGTAATGTTTCTGGAATGACACCACAAGAATACCTAGATACTGCTGTTAATATATATGAATCACAAGGAGGGAGAGCTTGGCAAGTTTGGTAAAAAGCGTAGAGTTTAAAGATAAATTTATAGTATTGTCTAATGGAGATATTTATATAAAAAGAAAAAAATATTATCAAAAGTTGAAACAACACATAAAGAAAAGTGGATATTTGCAAGCGACGATGGAAGATAAGAGCGTTTTAGTTCACAGGGTAATAATGGAAGCTTTTTATGGAAAAAGTAAACTACAAGTGGACCACATAAATATGAATAAGCAAGATAATGAATTAAATAACTTGGAATATGTAACTCCACAAGAAAATGTAAAAAGGATGAATGAAAAATTGTATATTCCAAGAGCCATTAAAGTAATTTATAAAGGAAAAATATACAATAGCCAAAGAGCATTGAGTAGAGAACTCGGTGTATATAGCGATGTTGTTTCCAAAGCATTAAAGAATAACAAGTTATTATTGGGTTATGAAATAACAAAAGTAACCAAATAAACAAAATAAATTAATTAAAAATAGAAAGTAGGTATATCCTCTTTAAAATATGCTCAATTACAAAAGAAAACCACCAATTAAGGCGGTCTTTTTTTATTTGTCAGCTACAATTACGTTTTTAATACCGTTAGCTTGCATGAATCGAACGTGCCATGGAACTTGTTTGCTCCAAGTATAGTGCTTCAAGTCTTTACCTGTTGTATCTTTGTAAACTTGTTTGATAATATTCCATTGGTCTCCGTGAGAAAGTGCAATAACTTTTTCTCCGTTGAAGTAGTAAACAGTTCCGTCTCCGTTAGTGTAAGTAAATTTCATTAGTTCATCGTCCTCTAATTCTGTATTTGTTTGTGTATTGATATTCCCACTAGTTTGCCCTGTAAGGCGTTTATTTAGTTCTGCGATAAAGTATGAGCGACAGCTTTCTAACGTGCCACCATGGACTTCTACTGACCGTCTAGGGCAACTTGTACTTGATAACTCTTGATGTAGTTTGACTGTATCACGATTAGGAGTTAAGCCCCATTGTTTCATGTACTTAGCTACATCATCTAGTACCGCTTGTTCGTTCTTCAAGAACTGGTTTAAATCTCCCTCTGATTGGCACACTTCCCAACTAGCGTAATTTGCGTTACCGTATGAGTTAGCGCAATGCCATGCCATATTAGAGAAGTCAGAAGCCTGTAAGCGTCCGTCCGAAGCAATGTAAACATGTGCAAAACCATTTTCTGGGTTATGCGTAGGTAGCCAACCGCTATAAAAGCTAGTGTTAGCGCCGTTTGAGCCTGCGTCATTGTGAATTACAACCCCAGTAGGATTATGACCACGAATGCCAGCATTAGTTATATTCATTCTTTTTTATCCTCCGTTTGTTCTTCAACTTCTGGAATATTTACACCATTCTTTTTAATAAGTTTAAGCAAACCAGCAAACATAGGGCTGATACTTGCAATTAAATAGATGAACTGACCTACAAAGTATAGCAAACCTACGTTAATTACAGTTTTGGCAATATCAGAAGTTGAGGGTGTTTGAGTAAAGAAGAAGACTGCATATAAAACCCACAGGGAGAATACAACTGTCAAATCAATTACAAGTCTACGTTTAAAAGGTGGGTTCATTGCTTCTCTATCTTTGACCCACGTAGCGAATAAAATCGCCAAAATCAAGATAGTTATTAATATCATTTTCGTTACCATTTTCTTTACTTTCTATTTTATGCAGTTTTTGTTGCAAATACTTCGACTAAGACTGAACGGACAGCTCCACCTGTGTTTTGTCCTGTAAGTAGCCTAAAAGCATTGTTAGACGTTACAGAACACCACATTAGGTTCGATGTATTTGACATTGAGACGGATATATATGATTGAGCGAACCCACTCGGTAAACTTGGAATGGCTATTTCTGCCGAAATGTATAACGAACCCCAAGGTTGGTCTACTCCATTATTTACATTAATGATTCTAGAAAGTCTATATAACCCTCCAGCCATTTCTTGAACATACCAATTGTTTAAGAGATTAACTCCAGCTAACGCCCCAAAAGAGTTTTTTGCACTATTTGTATTTAATTTGTCTAAATATGTTACATTATCAGGTGCTTTAGCGTTCACTACTCCTGTTCCGTCAGTTGTTCTAATATCTATAACAACTTTAAGTACACCTGAATTATTATTTAAATCGACATTATTGCTATTGTTTGAAGTTTCAGCCGATAAAGTAACAGGGTGTGCTGTTTGAGTTAAGTCAATATTTGCATGGATATAGTTGACAGAATTTCCTTTTAAAGCTACTGTTTCGTTTAATAGTTCAAAATATCTTCCACCAGCAATAATTGAAGTATTGGTATATTGTACATTAAGAGCTGTATTTAATGGACTTGTCCAGTCTTTCCGCCTGATTGTTCCATAGTCCATTCCTGTCAACATCATGTATAACTTTCCGTCATTATTAGAACCTACTGGAAACTCTGTACCACTTGGACTAAAGAATGTAAAGTTTTTAATTGTCATTTTTTACCTTTCTTGAAATTATTTTCGCTTTATCTAAAACTGGGTTATCAGTAATTGAAAGCTCTAATAATCTAAATTTTCTACCGCCATACGGATAACCACCAATTGATACAAATTGACCGACTTCGTACAAGAGCGTAGTTTCAATTCTAAGCAAGTTTTCACTATTATAATATACTTTACCAGATAAAAGTTCTAAGTGGTCTTTACGAAGTTCTCTGTACCCTGTGAAGCTATCTATTCTATATTTGTCTCCATAAGTAGCAACATACTCATATAACATTCGGCTTGTCTCCACTTTCTACAAAAATAAGTCTATCATTGAACTCTGTTTTAACCCTGTCTGCTATATATCCAGAATAAAGTTTACCTTCATACCATATATCTACCAAGTCATTAACATATAAAGGCAAAAGTTCATTTTGATTAAAGATTAACCTTGTGACGATTGTAGAGGGCGAAACTTCCGCTTTAATAGTTGAAATATCTGGAGGGTTTCCGTGGTCATCTCTATCATAAAACAATGTTTTAGCTGTTCTTACATCTGGCAAGTCTGTTCCGTCTCCGACATAAGTGCTATAATCAATGACATCTCCATTATTTTTAGTTGTGTACATTTTAGGAGGGTCTATATAGTCGTCTGTTTCCTTATTCTTAACAAATACAACAGCAAAATTATAAGCCGAACGTTCTGTTATTGTTTCCGTGTCCATTGTCACACTTTGCTTAATATCTACTCTTGTCGTGATTCTATCTCTATTCCATTTCCTAGAAGCAAAGTTAATGAATAACAAGTTTCTAGGGTCTGTTTCAGATGAAGCATGTTGAATGGTCGTAGTTGGTTGAAATTGAACCTTAGAGAATATTCTTTTAGCTACATCATGAGCGCTTGAAGTTTCCGCTTTACGGTTGATTGTAGCCTTTCCTTCAAAGATAGTTGAATTAAAGAAATAACCATAACTCATTAAATTATTTTTACGAGGGTCAATTAAATAATCAATGATAGCAAAGTTTGTCGTTTTAGTTATTGCATTCGGAACATCAAGACTTTCAATCATTGCCCAAAAATAGTTCTTTAATGTAGCTTTGTTACTTTCATCTACATCTGTCACAAGATAAACCATATCCAAGTTCAGCTTTTTCTTTTGACCTAGAGCTTCCTCAATTGGAATAACTTCAGGAAAAAGAATTTGAACAATGTCGCCAACTTCTACCGAAACGGTCAATGTAGCTGATGAAGTGTAGAGGTAGCCTGTTTCCCACAGTTCATAGTTAATAACTTGACATCTTGCTTTTGGTATCGGTAACCCTCTTTTTTCTTTTTTACCATTAGGAAGGCTAAAGTCGGATATATTATAATAGTTCGGATTAAAGTTATCATACACATTGGCTTCTAACATTAAACGAAGTCCGCCTTTCTCTTAACTTTAAACTCTGCCTTACTTAAATTGATTAGCTCCATTTGACCTTTTTCAATTATGCGTGTTCTATATCGCTCAAAGTCCATTACAGGGAATAAATTTAGAGCAGTTGTCCCCTTCCAACCTTGATAAGTTTCGTCATTTACATCTGTATTTATTAAAATGTAGTCTTGTAATTCTTCCGTCTTGAATACAATTGCAGTGTATTCATTTCCAATATCGTCTAAAAATCTAACTCCAGTAGGTGTTTTAGGAAGTTTCGGATATAATATCCCCATAAAACTAAATATTTCGTCTTTTATATCCCAACGACTTAAACGGTCTATGTTTGTTTCTCCATAATAAGTGTAAGAAGTTCCTTTGATATACTTATAGTCTCCTGGTGCTGTTCCGCCATAAATTTTAGATTTGCCAGAAAGAACTTTACCATTTTGAATCATTTCAAAAGTTAGATTTTCGTAAGTGTACCATTTTGTAATGATATCAAATGTTATCTTTTCGCTAAAAGTTCCGTTCTTCCCATAACCCTCTGTCTTTGTGACATCTGCTAAAGCTAAATCAGCATATACCTGAAAAATCTCTGTTTGATATTCAAGTGTAATGAATTTTTTACTAAGAATATCGTTTATGAAGTCTTTCATTAATTGATAATTTTCTTCTAAACTTTCGCCAAACGTTTCTAATTTGAACTCTATTTGAGGTTGAGTGATTGAGCGAGTTCCCATTACTCCAATACCATTACTTTGCCATATGTTATTAGTTGATTGTAACCCTAAATTAGAGGGCTGGTAAAATCTAACTTTTCCATTTGTAACATCCCAAACTTTGTCGTCTGTTCCGTCTAAGTTGGTATGTATTTTATACTGTCTTACCATTAAGCCCTCCCTAGGTCAAATTCTCGTCTGATTGCTCGTGCTAAGTTAGAAACATCTTGACCAGCACCACCTTGTACATTAAATGTATTATATGTTCTATTGTCGCTTGAAACGCTATTTGTGCTTAAACCGTAACCGCTAGAAGATAAGTTAAATTCTGGCAAACCTACTACCATAGAACCTTTAAACATTCCGCCAAGTTTACCTGCAATACCATTAATAGCTCCTGATACTTTTTCAATCGTTCCTGTAACACCGCCTAGAACTCTGTCTATCGTGTCTTTGATTCCTCCGAATATCCCACTAAAGAAACCGCCAAGCCCACTGAATGCTCCTGTTATTGCGTTATAAGCATTAGAAGCAAAGCCACCAAAAGCGCTGAAAACTCCACTTACTGCATTTCTAGCACCGTTGAAAACTCCACTAAAGAAGCCACCAACTCCGCTAAATACACCTGAAATTCTTGACCAAGCACTTGAAGCAAAACCACCAATGGCACTAAATACGCCACTAACGACACTACTAACGGAATTAAATATACCGCTAAAGAAACCTGATACTGCGCTCCATATTGACTGAACTACTCCCCAAGCACTAGAAGCAAAACTACCGATTGCGCTGAAAACGCTAGATACAACTCCACTCACAGCGTTAAATATTCCGCCAAAGAAGCCAGCTACTGCGTTCCATACACCAACCAGTACATTCCAAGCTGAACTAGCAAAGCCACCTATGGCACTGAATACTGTAGAAACTACTGAACTAACTGCGTCGAATATTCCACTAAAAAAGCCAGTTACTCCGCCCCATACAGATTGAATACCACCAATAACAGTCGTCCATAGGGTAGTAAAGAATGTTGTTATTCCATTCCAAATGTTTTGGATACCTTGTACAATTCCGATGAACCAATCAACTAATCCTTGCCAAATAGCTTTTGCTCCGTTAACTGCTCCATTCCATATATCAGAGAACCATTGGCCAATACCACTAAAGAATGAAACTATTCCATCCCATGCGCTCTTCAAGAAGTCTACAAAACTCTGCCATGCTTTTTTACCTGTTTCGGTTTGAGTGAAGAAGTAAACTAGACCAGCAACAATGGCAGCAATCGCTATACCAAGAGCAACAAATGGATTTATAGCCATTACAGCATTGAAAGCACCTTGTATGATTGTACCAACTTTAACAATATTATTATATATCTCGAAAGCCTTAACGATTCCATTGATAACCTTCATAGCAACAAAAGCACCAGCTAAAGCAACTAAAGCTACCTTTATATTATCCATTGCACTTTTACTTTCACTAATTTTTCCAACAAAGTCAGCAATTTTTTTCGTGATATCAGCGAACTTATTAGCAAGTGAAGATATTGTGTTTGCTACATTTTCAACAGAAGTCGAATTTTTTGAAGTAGATTCATCAACTCCAGCAAAAGACTTTATAAGGTTACCAATAATATCAATTACTGAACCAAATGCACTTTTTAGATTATCCCATATAGCGGAAAATTGAGTTATCGCACCATTTTGTTGTAACTGTTTGAACAAGTCTTGAAAATACTTAACTACATTTTCTACAGCTTTACCAGCACCTTTGCCCCAATCGTCCATTTTATCAATTAAAGCATTGATAACAGGAGTTAAAGCCTCAAGAGTAGGAAGTAAGGCTTGCGATAAGTCTTCATTAAAACCAGACCAAGTGTCCCTTATAGTTTTTGTAGCACCACTTGAACCGTCTGCCGCTTTTTGCATAGCCTTATCGAGCATATCCATTGAAACAGCACCAGCTGAAACAGCTTCATTGAATGAACCATACTGCTTTAATTGTGGGTTCATTTGCATAACAGTGTCTTTTAAAGAAGCGCTAAGAGCCGTGTTGTTATCTGTTAACTGATTGATATTTTCAGCAGTAACTTTTCCACTTGCGGACATTTGCCCATAAGCTTGTGCAACGCCTTTTAAGTTTTCTCCAGTACCACCAAACGCTTGGTTAGCTTTTACTAACGCTTCTGTCTTGCCAACCGCTGTTTTAGCACTATCTCCTAAACCAATGAACGTTGTTGAAAGTTTTAAAGTATCTTCACTATTTGCGTTGGTATCTCTGGCGAGCTTTTGCATAGATTTACTTACATAATCAAAGTCTTGACCATTGCCTTTAAACTTCATTGTGTTTTTTAAGGCAATCATGGCTGTCTGAGTATCCATTGCGTCAGATATCCAGCCCCTTAAGCCATTGCCAACAGCACTAACAGCACTTGCACCAATTTGCCTAAATACACCTATAGCAATCTCTCTAAGACCGCTAAAGCGTGACTTCATGCCCTCAATTCCGCTATTTACACCCTTGGTGTCCATTTTAGCTTCAATATCCCAAGAGCCTGAACTAATAGCACCCTCGACTTGCTTTATTTCGCCCTCTAGCCTGTTAGCTTGTGTTTCTGCTGTCCCTAAATCTCGAGTAAGCTGTAACCATTTCTTTTGACCTGCTGACGTACCTTTGTCAACCGTAGAAAGTTCTTCTTTTAATTTTGTTGCTTTATCACGTGATAAGCCCAACTGCGTTTGTAAATTCTTTTGCAATTGCGCCATTTTGTCGGTATTTGTTGGGTCAAGTTTTAGAGCTTCTCTTAAGTTTTTAGCTTCGCCCCTAAGCCCTGACATTGCGGTATTAACGCCTTTAAGTGAGTTCTCGAACTTTGTGGTATTACCGTATATCTCGACCTCAAACGTTGCATTACTTGCCATTACATACCCTTTCTTTTACGCCTTTTCTCTTTTTCTTTTTCCTCTTTCTTCTTCTCTGCAATAAGTTCAATTATTTTATAAACAAGTTCTAGTTCCATTTCCATGAACTGTGTTATATCAATTTCATTATTGCCTAAAATAGTCAAAAGTTCTAAAGTTTTATTTTCCTTTACAGTATCTTTCTTTTTCTTAATCAATGAACTAGAAGAAAAGAAGACCATTTCGCCTTCCGTTTCCTCTTTTTCTTGAATAAAAACAGTTTTACAGAAGATGTTGATTAACTCGTTAGTCGTAGGAAGCTCTGTTTTATCGTCTAAGGCGTTTTGCAGTCCTCCGTTACAATCTACCCAAAGTATCAATAACTTGTCTGTAAAGCTCTCCATTTGCTCTGTAAAGTCATCAGGAATATATCCAGCGACAAAAGAATTTTGTAAGTCTGCAAAGTCTTTTAAATCTGTAATAAAGTCTGAACCAGTAAGCTCTAAGTATCTAATTGCATGTTTTAAAATCATTTACAGTCCTCTCAGCTCATTAAATTTCTTTCTGCCATAGTTCGACAAGTTCTTTAAGCCCTTTACCGTCAGTATCGAACTCAAAGCTAGAACGGAAGTCAGAGAAGTCACTTTTAGCTTTTACAATGTTATCTTGAAAAAGAGCTAAGTATAGACCATATTGAACAAATTCCATTACATCAGTAATTTCTCCGTCTTCTTTTTTAAGCTCCGTATCCATTGTTTTCTGTTGTTGAAAAAGGTCTTTACCTGTAATCATTTTAAATTTACGTGCTGTACTTAATTGTTTTGCCATTTTATATATTCCTTTACTTATTCTATTTTCTTCCAGCTATATTTTTCTGGACTTGTGCTTTGTGTGTTAGAATCATTGTCAGTATACGTTCCAATATAGCTTGGATAATCTTCGGTTGTTACTTCACTAAACGAAGGCAACCAAGGAGTTGCGATTGAGCCTTCTTCAATTTTAGGGAGACATATATCAACGCTGTTTCCTGAAAATATTCTAAATAGGACATTTTGTTTCTCGGTTATACTATTTTTAGTGGTAAATGTATATGTATGTTTCACCCATTCACTAGTAAGGGGCCAAACATATCCGCCATCATGAGAAAGGGTTGTTACTTTACCATCGACTAATCCACTATCAGTTGAAATATCAATTAGAGAAGGGTGAATATAAGTTATAATAGTTCCATTTCCTTTTAGATAAAAACTAAAAGTATAAGTTGTCGATGGCTTAAAGTATTCTTTGTCTTCTATCCAAGAAAGTATGTCTACATAACTGCTTGGTTCTAGATTATTGTATGACGCGCTGACGTAGGCTTTATCATTCACTCCTCCGTCTTTTTTTGCAACAACAAGGTTCTGCTCTGATTTTGGTATGTAATTCTTAAAATTAGTATCATCTAACAAGTTCAAGTTAGGGTAAACGGTCGTAAATCTATCTTTACCGTCTGCACTATATGCAAAGGCTACGTGGTTAGCCCCGTCGGGCACCTCAGGGTTTGTCAGTTACAGCAACTCCTGCCGAAACATCTGCATAACCTTCGGCCGAGAATGTAACGATATAAACGTTAGGAGCAAGTTCGTTGTTTGTTGCAACATTTCCTTTTACATCTTTAATTACCGCTGTTACTTTTATATCTTGCCCTTTAGAGTTTTTCAAAGTAGCAGGTAAGACGATTGTTCCGTCATTATGACCTTTAGTTTTCGTTTGAACGTTCGCAATAGTTGGAGCTACTAATGTAACTTCGCCAGCTAGAACTGTGTCAGGTTGCATGATGAACAGTCCGCTTTCCATTTTCTTAGCAAAGTCTTTAGCTTGTTCGCCCCAAATTTCGTATTCAATAGCAGGCACTTTTTTATCGCCATTCAAATAAATATCTGAATCTGTTGCTTGTACTGCCAAAGTCCATTGGATAGGGTCTACACCGTCTACTGAATCTGTTTCTGATTCTTTTGTTGCTTCTGCTGTTGGTGTCAAATGAGGATAAACGACTACACGATAACCGTCAACAAATTCTCCTGTAATTTTATCACGCTTGCGCCCTTTAATAAGGTACTGAACACATTTCGTTTTCCAATTACCAGTAGGAGACCAACCCAAGCCATTAGCTGTTCTTTGTTGACCTAAAATATCCTCTTTAAGTGCTTGGTCTGTTTGAATAAATACCATTTCGCCTTGAAGTAAGGTAGCACCTTTTTTCACTCCATGGTCTGGCACGTCATCAGCTGGATAGCTATTTGTTTCCGCTTGGTCTTCCATTGAGCCGACCGATACTAAACCAGTTACAATTTTATGGTTAGTAAACTCTGGTTTTCCGCTACTTCCCTTAGCCATATCAGCTACGATTAGAGCTTCATTACCAAAGAAAATCTCACGTGAATTATAATCTAATTTCATTTTTTCTCTTTTCTATAATTTCATTGAATTAGCATAATTAGAGCCTTTTTTCAATGTTGTTTTAACGTCTTGCATACCATTTTTTTCAACTAAGAAATACATACCATGATAACCGCTAGTATAATTAGCCCTAGTACCTGCATTTACTACTACTTTATCGCCTTTTTTAACTTGCTTTAAGTTTCCTGACAATTGCCCAGTATTTTGATATCTAGCATAAGTATAGGTATGACCATGGCTTTTGATTAATCTAGTTCTTCGACTTGCGCTGTTTGCTTTAGCTTTAAACTCTGCTTCAAACCAATCGCCCATGCGTTCTGTTACTTTCGTTTGCATTTCTTTAGCTATGCTTGATGTATTAAGTAAATTCATTGCCATGCTTGACCACCTGCACCACAAGGCAAATAAACAGTACCAGTATAATTGTACAAATGGCTATTTTCTGACCAGTTTGTCATATTCCAACCGTTTTGCAAAACATCTCCGACTAGTCCGACAAGTTCATCGTCAACATCTTTAACAGATAAAACAACCTGATAATAGTAGCCCATTACAAAGCTCGTATTATCCATTTTAATGACCTTTGAATCACTAAGTGATAAATATACCGTCTTGTCTTCTATCGTGTCCTTAACGCCTAAAATAACGTCATTTAAAGGCATTGTAAGTAAATTGTTGTACCAATCTATATAAGAATCAAATTCCATTGCTTACCTCGTTCCCAAATTGAACGTAATGACCTTTTAATCTAGTGTTTTGTCGTATAGCTAAACTTACAGCGTGTCGTTCTACTCCTAATTTTCTACACAGTTCTGCACCTGAATTAAATATTTTACCGTCATAAACTACTGATTTAGAACGTGCTTTTATACCGTTCTTTCTAAATTTATCAGAAATAGTTCCTCCAGTTTTTTCATTCATTCTACGACTGTTTTCAGAGCGTGTAACATATTCTAAATTAGAAATATCATTATTTAACTTGTTCATGTCTATATGGTCAACCGTTAAATCAGAATAACCTTTGAAAGTTTCCATAACAATTCTATGAAGAGGCATGTTTTTTCCATTTATTTTAATTTTTAAATAACCATAAGCATTAAGCGAGGGTTTTAAATATCTATGACTTTTAAAGCTATAAACTCTACCATCAGTAAATACTAAATAATCATTTTTATAAAATTTATAATCTTTCATAGTCCGTTACTCACGACTCCCTCTAAAATCATCTTGTTATTTTTAGGGTTTCTTTCCCATGTCGTCCGCTTGAAAGTTTCGCCTTTTTCGTTCAAGAAATAGTTGAAAATCAAGTCTTCCATTTCTCCGATTCCGTTAAGCTCATATCTTACATTTTTACCTAGTCCAATCATAGAAAACTCATCAAGTCTTGACTGATTAATTCTCTGTTTAACTGCTGGTAAAACGATAGGCTTTATAACATTATCTTCTGCACCGTTTTTCTTCTTAACAGTCGTTTCTACTTGTAATGTAACTTGTGAAAATATCATTAAACACCTCCATAATACATTAACTCTTGCAAAGAAGCTAAACGTTTCATTTCAGCATTTCGCCATTGTTCTGCTGGTTCGTCAACGATATTAAGCCGACAATAACAAGAAATAAAATCTTTTACTAATACACTTGTTTCATCGGCTACGATACCGTTTTTTTCTAGCAATTTCATAGCAATTGAACGGAATAAAATAAGTTTACTATCATAAGCTGTTACTGAAATCGGAATACCACAATAGACCTTAATATAATCTATCATTTATTCCCTCCGTTTTATACTCCTAAACCACCTGTGATTGTGATTACTGCACCAGCTTTAAGAGTTTCAGTCTTACCGCTTGAAAGTGTTTCTACCAAAATCATGTTACTATTAGTTTTCCATTCAAAAGCGTCAACTTTTGTGAGGTCTTGCATATCAATATGATATTTTTGGTCAACCAATACAATAGGATTGATAGCTTTTGAACCTGTATAAACGATAATTTCATCTACTCCGACTTCTGAAGCAATTTCAGTATCGTCATTTTTAATGCGAACATGAGCATTAGCAGTCAAGCCACGTAATTCATCTAACAAAGTTTTACGTTGTGCAGCTGTAACAATCAAATAACGGCGTCCAGCAGTAGCACGTACAAAGTCAACCGCTTCTTCAATAGCATCTGCAAAAGGTGCTGTACCTGTTTTTGGTGCTTTTGTAGTAATTTTTTTGATTTTTTTAGCGTCTGCTTCTTTATCAACTGACTTAAATCCGTTTGTTCCGTCTCCTTCAAAAAGTGCCAAGTCAACGATTTTATTTACAATAGCTTGTGTAAGTTCTGCTACAATCAAATTGTAAAGTTCTGAATATGACATTTGGAGGCGTTTTACACGTTCAGCAAGTGATTGCAATTTATAAACCATTACAGGTTCAAGAGTGTCAATAGTGAGTGTTGCTGACTGTTCCACTTTTTGTTGTCCATCTTTATGGACTTGGGCTTCATCTGATGAATCAAAAGAGCGTGATACAAGTAAAGCACCTACATTTGTAACACGGAAAACTTTGAATACTGGGTTAGTATCTAGCAAAGCTGTGTTAATTGATTCAACCAATTTACGCGGAAGTTCAAAAGTTGTATCTGTGATAGTTACGCCATTTTCAGCAAGTTTTGCGTTCCAAGCATTTTTAATTTCTGATTTTCCAGAAGCCTTTTTCAATACATCAAAAAATTCTGTTACAGCGTTTTGTGATTCAATAAAGTTTGTCATTTTAGATTTTCCTTCTTGTTTTTCTTCCTGTGCGTTAAGTTCATTCTCAATTTTGATAATTTCAATTGAATTTTCTGAAAGTGTTTTTTCTAATTCTTGCACTTTTGGCAAGTCTTCAATTGCATTTTTTACTTCAAAGCCATTAATTTGAGATTTTAAAGATACATTATTTTCTTTAAGTTCTGCCAAGCGGTTTTGTTTTTCAATTAAATCTGGTTTATTCATATTTCTTTTTAATATCCTCAATTTCTTTCAAAGCATTACGGCTTTCAATAATTTTGTTACGTTCTTCTGTGAGTTCTTCGCCTAAAGCATTTTGAATAAATTTTGCGTTAGGGTCTGCTGGTACTGAAACAAGAGAAATCTCTTTAAACTGTGCTTTATTTACGATTAGAGCGTCATTTTCATTAAACTCATACTCTGTAATGTAATAGGCAATGGACAAAGAATCAAAAGCTCCATTTTCAACAGCCTTGTTAATGTTTGGTGCATTGTCATAAAGCGTAAAGTCAGTTAGATATTTATTAGTAGCTAAATCATAATAGACTTTTGCGTCCCCAATGACTTCACTAGAGCCTGAACCATGTTCATATAGCAATGGATATCGTTCTCTAGCAAACTCGATACAGTTAGGTGTCAAGATAATACCGTTAAGATTCTCTACCCCAACTTCTGACCCAATACCTTGAAACGATTTTGAACCGTCCTCGTTTTCAGTTACTTTAATTTCAGCACTATTAGTTATTAGTTTCATCTGTGCTTGTTACGTCCTTTCTATTGCCTTGTAAGTCACTTAGATTTTTCACAGCAACTGCATTAAGGTTAGCTATGTAAACATCTCCACCCTCGATTGGTTGCTCACCCATTTTAACAAGAAGTTGATTCTGTGTAAAAATAGGACCATTAATATTTTCATGATACAAGTCAATTAATTCTTTCAAAGTTGCAAACTTGAATAGCTGGTTATCTACGATTATGCGTTCATAATATAAATTACCTTTTACCACTCGTCTGCGGTTAGTTGAAATCAGTTTATAAGTCAATTCCTTTTCAAGTTGAATCAGTAAAGGAATGATAGTAGAGTTATAAAAATAAATTTGCTGTTCTTGTGAAGCTGTACCAAGCAAAATATTTTCATTCATAAAGTAACCTGTCAAAAGTTCCGATTTAATAAGGTCAATTTCATCTTTATTTAATACGGAGTAATCTTTTTTAAGTTCAACAATTTCTGTCTTGTTATCAACTGGTGTTAAACCGTTGTAACTCGAACCCTCTTGCATATTCTTTATTGTTGCTAGTGCTTTTTCTCGATACTCTTGTGTATTATCAATATCAAGGAAAGCATTAATTTTCAATAAGCCACGCAATTTACCTTGTTCTAGCTTAGTTTGAATACTAGCCAAAGCATTATCTAAAATACTTGTGTCTTCATTGATATAAAAAGGACTGGTAAGCCTTACTAATTCTTCTGGCTTATATTCTTTTTTACCGTCAGCGAAGAGTAAATCTAACAGCTCACCTGTGTTACTGTCAAATACAGCGTACAGGTCAATATAAGGCGATCGTAACAACTTTTTAATTACCTTTCGCCAAAACTCCATGCTATTACGTTCTCCTTTAGGACTCCAATTGAGAACTTCATCTAAATCAGAGCCTGCCATACTAATCAAAGTATCAGAGCCGACATCAGATTTTTTGTATTTAACATGATTAAATTCTACTTTTGTTATTTCGTTAGCGATTTTATTGTGAATATTAGTTACGAAAGCACTTGTATATTCTACCGCTTCATTTTGCCATGCTGTAACTCTTTGAGTGTCATTGTTTAGTTTTCCACGTGAAAATGATACCACTTTTCCAAATATGTTCAATTTTTCCCCTTTCTACCATAAACTTACGCCTTTCCCTCGTTTATACTCGCCTGTTTTCTTGTTATGGCAAGACTTACAAAGGAGTTGTAGGTTATCAGGGTTCAGCGCTATTTTCCAATCATCAATGTTTTCCCAAGTTAGTTCTATAATATGGTCAACTTCGTATTTCTTAGCACCGAAAGCACCACATCTTACGCAAGTCATTTTGTCACGTTGCCTTACATAATCACGGACTGCCAACCACTCTTTTTTATTGTACCAGCCACTTTCTCGGACGGTATCAACGTTATATTTCATCACTTACCAACATTTCTAAAGCCATTGTCAAGGCAACAGTAGGGTCAATTTTATCTTTTTCAAGTTTTTTTGTATACATATAGTCCCCACTTTGTCCGATTTTGACAGCCGTATTATTCAAAGCCCATTGCATAACTTTTTGATTATGGATAAGTTTATTTTCGACTAATTTAGATTTTAATAGCTTAATATAGTCATTCATTGAGAAACCTTGTCGAATTGCTCTTTGGTTATCTCCGTCTTTGTCAAAGAAATAACGTTCAATTAGTCCTTTTAAAATTTCATATCGTGCTGGGTCATATCCGATTTTTCTAAGTCTGCACCCTGTCTTACTTCTAAAGTCGTTAATATACGGTATCAAGTCATTTACATTAATGTATTCCGTATCAAGTAAGATTAGTTCGCCTCTGTCAACAAATTCAGTCCATAACTCTTGTTGTTCTGTGTCCAGTTGCTCATATTGCGACCGTACAGAGAAAGTAAGTGTATGACTGTAAGTTTTACCCTCTAACTCACAAACGAACGATACAGCGGTTAAATCGCCAATTAAGGACAAGTCAATTCCGACATAAGTTCTATTTTTATTAAATACAGATAAATTAAATTCTGTTAGTTTAGTGTCTTGTGGAGTAAAGTAGTAAGCTGTATCCTGCATAGGCAAGCCCATATTAAACGCTAAGAACTTATTCTGTAATGCTGGGTCTCCTTGCGCAAGTTCGTACTCCTCAATAACTCCTGACCACTTAGGAACATCACCAATAAGCGGTAAAGCCATTGTCCAATTCTTCTTATTTTTCACTTGCTCATGATTTTCTAACATGTAAAGCAAGCCGAAGGACCTATCATTATAAAATTCTTCTTCTGATTTGAAGCGTTCGACAAGTTTATCATATAATCCATCTCGTTTAAGTCCGCCAGAAGTGATATAAATACTTTGCCAGTTGTCTTGTTTTTGTCGTGAACCTTTATTGACTGATTCTGTTATATCTTCGCCGTAGGTATGAACTTCATCAAATATATTAAGCGAACTGTTACCACCTTGCGCTCGTAAAGTATCATTTGTTTGCTTTTTGAAAGTGGTTTTAAAAGAAGTAAATTCTAGCCCTTGTTTCGTACTCTTGAAAATCTTATTTTCATTATATACTCTTAATGTATCGCTAGCTTCTGTTTGATTCCGAACTTGGTCAAATACGTGTCTAGCCTGTGTATTATCGTATGCAATAACCAGACTTTCTCCGCCATATTGTCCGCCTAAAATCATCCAGTTTAGCACTCTTGTAGCCATTAAACTTGACTTACCTGAACCACGTCCTAAATTAAGGAAAATCTCATTAATTAGGTTAACCTGAACACCCTTTTCATCTACCATATCATAACCAAGCATTAACTCGTACCAATATTTTTGCGTAGGGTGTAGCTTGATTTTCATTAAGTTACCAGTAGTCAAATAGAAATTATCTTCAATCCATTCAATAGCTTGTGTAACACGGTCATAGCGATAAATATATTTTTTATGAATTCTAATTTGCTTTTGAATAGTTTTGCGCATATATTTATTGAGCTCTATGCCATGTTCTTTATTATAAGCTAACATTTGATTCATGTAATACATTTATTCAAACCCCTCTGGAACTTTAATTTCTGGTGTTTCGTAATTACTTAATTTATAGTCGTCAAGTTCTTCAATTTTAGCTTTAAGGTCATGAGCACTTGATTCTTCTTGTTGCAATCTTCGCCATTCAGTAGGGTTATAAAGTTCAGGGTTTCCAGCCTTAGCGACCATCATGGCTACTAGGCTATCTTTATCCAGTTCTTTTTCTTTAACCTTTACTTTTTCAACGTTTCCGTCAGCGTCGTATATCGTTTCTGTTTCTTTTAGCGTTCTAACCGTCAGCTTGCTTGCTAAGGCACTTTCAGCTAATTCTAATAGATTTCCCCTAGCAATGCTTTTAGCTTCATCATACGCCTTTATATTGTCATCTCGCCACTTTCTAAAAGTTTTAGCCGAACAATGCAAACTGGTGTAGATTTCTCTGTCATTGCAACCTGATTCAATTTTATCAATGATTTGACTAAATAGAGGTTCTTCATACATCTTGGGTAAAATTGTGGGTCTGCCACCGTTTTGTGCTTGCATATTGTCCTTTCTTTTAAATGTGGTTATATCGTTTAAAGCCTATATTTTCGTTTCTAATAGCATTAATAAATATATGGTATAAGATTATCCTAATAAGTTATTTAGCTCTCACAAGCCAAAATATGAGCATATAGCCCTATAATTTCCTTTTGCTTTGAGATTATTAAGATTTAGCAAGATTGTACTAGATCTGTCTCTTATACACATCTCCGAGCCCACGAGACTGCAGCTAATCTCGTATGCCGTCTTCTGCTTGAAAAA